CTTGGCAAGTCTGAGCTAAACCTCCAGCCGGTAGCTGACTTCTTAGACAAGATGGGATCTATTAAGGACGGCGTTGTTCATGGCTTCCGACTTGGCGATGTAATAGAGCTAGAAGACGGTACGAGAATTCAAGCTAGTAGTCTCTCTCAGGCAGAGCAAGATGACTTAATAGACAATCAAGGTGCAACGCTTTTTGGAAGGGGAACTATGGGGCTAGCTAATAACCCCATTACTAACACTCTTGCCAAAGGGTTTGGCAAAGTAGAAGACGGAATTAACTGGGTCCAAGACAAGATCTCTCAAGGGGTTGATTTCATAACTGGATCAACAGGTAAAGATGGAGATCAGATAGCCAGCCCTTCCGGTGGAGAATGGGATCAGAAAGAGTGGGATAACTTAATAGATGAGTATGTTGGCAGTAAAGTAGATCCAAGCACTGCTGGAGCAACAAGAGTCGTCTGGAGGGATCAGGGGGATGGGACATCTAAAAAGTATATAGAAAGCGCCGACTACTCTACATATGAGCTTGCATATAAGAACATGACATGGGATGAGAGAGTCGCAATGACCGACAGGGCTAAGGTGCTATACGACGAGAATCCTTGGTTTCATGGTGATGACGGGCTTGATGAGAAGTACACCTTTAGCGACAACCCAAGGGGTGATAGCGAAAAGTATGGTGTAGCCAGAGGGATAGATACTCTTTATGACCCATCAACAGGGAACATTGCTCATCCGTATTCACAAGGTACGGCGTTTAGGGCTAACGAATCTATAACTGTACCTAATGATGCCGTTGGTAATGCTGATCGAAGTCATTACGAAAACCTGCAAATAATGTTCCCCTACTCAGGCGCTGACACTATGGGCATTCCTTCTGCAAGCGTAACTCCCGGCGAGGTAGATACGCTTATGGATGTAATCATTCAGGGCGCTATTGAAGGAGCTATGACTAAGAAGGATAAGGAGAATAACAACAAGGTTGCCTCTAGCGACACTGACAAGATTCCCACTGAGAAAACCAATATTGTTGAGAAGAATGGCGACGTAGTAGATACAAAAACCAGCGACGTAGTAGCAACCACGGCTAGTGACGATGTAGTGAATAACACTGTTGTGCTTTCTGGGGCAAACGATGACGTTGTTACATATGTAAGCACTGAGCAGTTGCCTAGCGGCCCACCGGGGCCAGTTGTATTGCCAGAAGAGCCAGTAGACCTACGCAACCCAAGAAGCAGTGACCCTGTGCTGTGGACTGATCTTGCGTGGAGGGACTATGACATTGGCTACAGAGGCAAGGGAGCTAAGTCTGCTGAGTACCAAAAGAACATGGGAATGTTAAAGCAGGCCATGGCACAGCAGGCGCTAGGCATAGACTTCTCTGGTGATAAGCCATTAACCGATCTTGAATTATATGAAGCAGGAAGACTTACATGAATTATTTAGAGATGGTCAATGAAGTCCTCGTCCGTATGCGGGAAGAGGAGGTCACAGATGTTAATGACCCAGAGAATGACCCAGAGCAACGGATGGTATGTAAGTTTGTTAATGATGCTCGCTCTTTTGTAGAGCGGTCACATGCTTGGAATGCCTTGAAGAAACTGTGGATAGTTGATCTAGCTCATGAGAAGTATAAGTACAGGCTTGGTGGCTCTGCTGAGCAATCTTCTATTTATCTAGTTAAATACAATAACGGAATGCCTTTACAAGAAGTGCCTAGCAAATGGATTGAGTCTAAGGGCAGGGAGATGGGGTCTCCTTCTTGGTTTGCTCCCTCTCATGTAGAGCAACATGCCGTGCAGATTAATGTATATCCAAGGCCAAGTAATAAATACACAGGCACCGGCAATGTATTTGAATATGCCTCCTCTGAGTTTGGTTCTGCAACATTCCCTAATCCGGGCAACCAGCTATATGTGTATGGACATGGGCAGGGAGTACGACTTGTTCAAAATAGCGATCAGATTCTAGTGCCTGATGATCCAGTTATGAATTACGCATTAGCTTTTTCTCAGAGAGAAAGAGGAGAGGCAGGAGGTCAGAACAGTGCCGAGATATTTCAACTAGCTAAGCAGTATCTCTCTGACGCTATTTCTTGGGATGTGACCAACTCATCTGGTGAATATGTGTGGGAGGCTAATTAATGGCTCAAGCATTACAACAGCTAAGCATACCGGGGCCGGGAGTACAGGGTCTTAACTCTGAGATCAGTCCATTTCAGCAGGGGCTAGATTTTGCTCTGAGAGCAGACAACGCAGTCATTGATAGGATTGGCAGGATAGCGGCCAGAGAAGCATTTGCTGATTACATTAGCTCTCATGAGATAACTCTCGCTGAGGGAGAGACCTTTGAGATTGTCAGGCTTGAGTACGTTGTTGTTGATGAGCAGGATCTAGATGCCAAAAATGTAGCAGAGTATTCCGTTAGCTTTTATAGCTCTGCTGACTACAGTGAGGTGCGGTCTGCTGGCGTACCCGGTACTACAATCTTTGGTATAGCCGGTATCGGAAGAGTAGGCCAGATGGACTATGACAGATACATTGGCATCACTATTGATGAGGGGACTATCAAGGAAGTCTCGAACGTCACACCAACCTACGGTGTTAACAGGGCGCAGTTAGTTCCATTCAAGAATGCTATATACAGCTTCTCTAAGGGCGATCCTGTAATGGTATACAGGAATGGGAGCGCCTCTAAACTATCTGATGATGCTGACTTCATACCAATTACAGATTCAGACGGGACTACAATTTACAATGAAATTGATGGGGATATTGCTTGCGCCGCTTATGGTCGCTTGTGGGTTAGTGGCATTAATGGTGACTATGACACTGTTTATTGGTCTGATCTTCTGCGCCCTACTCGTTGGTATGACGCAACAACTGATGGCTCAAATACAGCGGGCCTTATTAACGTCAGGGAATACTGGCCGAACGGCAATGACAAGATACAGGGAATAGCCGCACACAACGGGTTCCTTATTATCTTTGGCAACCATTCAATTCTTATTTACTCAGGGCCGCAGGGTGATCCTGCTGGCGACAACGGTTTAAGACTACAGGATGCAATCAGGGATGTGGGCCTCGCTAATCAGGACGCTATGTGCAACGTTGGTAGCGATCTTCTTTTCGTTGACTCTCTGGGAGTACGCTCGCTTGGTAGGGTAGTGCAGGAGAAATCAACTCCCATTTCAGAGCCGTCCCTTAATGTTGCCACCCTTATTAGGGCAGACATAGCTAACAACAGAGACACTGTTAGGCTGTCTCACCTATCCTCTAAGACCATTGCTATCTGCCTGTTCCCTAAGCTTAGAGAGGCATACTGCTTTCAGCTAGGACAGCCGGGAGCCACTGGTGGTTTAAGAACTACCAGATGGACAGGCTGTGACTTCTACACTGGTGTCACCTTGCAGACAGACAACAGAGAAACAGAGCTGTTAGGAGGCAGGGATGGTAGGGGGGTGCTTGCTTACAGTGGCTATACACAGCCAGAGAAATACACACTAAGCTACGAGTCTAGCGTGTTGTTATCTGGTGATGCCTTAATGCAAACCCTTGTGCCTAAGTCTATTAGCTTTAGTTACCACAGGGATCTTGTTGGATCTAACCCACCCAATCCACCACAGAATCTATTTTGCAGGTGGGGGTTTTCTACAAATCTCATGCCTTATTTAGGAAAGATCAAGACTCAGGAAACAAGGATTGGCAAAGTCAGTCAGTTTCGTACAGGCAAGTGCAACGTCAAAGGATCGGGCGACATGATGCGCGTTGGGTTTGATTTCGACATAGACGGCAGACCATTTGCCATGCAACAGATTTCTATTAATACGCTCTCAGGGCGCATACTAGTTTAGGAGATTTAAATGAGCCTTCCCGGATTTCTTTCAGCTTTAAGTGGACTGTATTCAGCAGATCGCGGTTTTTCAATGGCCGATGACGTAAGGGATTACGGCAAGGGGCTTTACAACTATCAGGATGGGGTAGCCACTGGCGCTATGCCAGAGCTTGGCAATCAGCTTGCAGAGGGCAGTCAGTTCCAAGGCTATGGGGTTAGTAGTGGCTTAGGTAGCACTACTATTGGCACTGGCCCTAATGGCAGACCTCAAGTTGATCTTGGTGTAGGTCAGAATCAAGCGTATAACGGCTACGCTAATAACTACATGGATGCCGCTAACGGCTTTATGAATCAATCAATGGTTGATCCAGCGGCACGGCAACAGCAGTTATATGAGCAGAACATGGCTGTTCAAAACCCCATGCTAAATCAGATGCAGGCCCAACAGCAGGCTGATGAGTATGCTATGGGTCGTGGTGGTATCAGAGGCTCTCAGTTTGGCGGCACAGCAGAAGATGCGGCTATGGCTAGGGCGAGGGTACAGGGTAGCAATCAAGCCTACCAGATGGCTCAACAGCAGGGTCTAGCAGAGCAGGCACAGCAGGCAGGAATGGCTAACCAGTATGGTCAGATGGGTCAGTCGGCATATCAAACTAGCTTCTTGCCTATGCAACAACAGATGCAGTTATTGCAGTTGGCTGGTGCTGATGCTGATAGATACCAAACTGGTCAGCTAACAGGTCAAGGCTACCTTGGTCAGCTTAACCTTGGCGGCATACAGGCAGGTGTTAACTCAATGAAGGCGGCTAGTGAGCTTGAAGGTAATCTTTACGATTCGATATTCGATAATGTCGGTGGTTTACTAAGCGGCATATTTGACTAGGAGCATTTAACATGGCAGGACAAGACCAATCAGCACGGCTACAGGGACTCCTATCTGGTATTGCAGGCGATGTAGGCGAGCTAGGCAAGGGTGGTGAGTGGACAAGTAACGCTATCAGAACTGTAGCAAGACCAGACTTTATGGCTGGGTCAGACAAGGTGCTGGGCAAATATGGCAGACCAGAGTTTGACATGAACAATGTAGACAACCTGAATGCTATGGCTAACTGGGCCAGCAGGAATGGCTATGAAGATCAGGCTAAAAACTACATGTTGATGAGTCAAACCCTTGATGCCGAGCAACAAAAAAAGAAGTATGAGACAGCCACCGCACAAGACACTCAGAAACTTAGGGACATGAACTCCACAATTGCAGGCATGAACACCACGCATTCGGAGATGACAGCCCGAGATGTTAGGGATAGCAATGTTGGCCCGATGCCTAACGCCCAGCTTGAAAACCTAAATGTTGCTTTGCTTAATGCAGACAGGCAGAGGTCTAGTCTTGTTCAGTCCATGAATGATCGCGGTAGTGCTAGTAGATACGGCAATGGAGTGGAAGGTGACGACGCTTTAAGGTTGATAGCAAAGGAAGATGCAGTCTTGCGAAAGCAGCAGGGAGAAGAAGCTGATGCGGCAATAGCACGAAGAGATGCAACGGCTAAGTGGGCCGAGCTAATACAGCAGTCTAAGCAAGTACCGTGGGAAACCTTTCAGACTCTCGGTTTAAGTAAGCGAGACCATGATACTTATAAAGAGGGCTATGCCAATCTTGTAAATACTTTGTCTGAGCAGTATGGACCTGACCATCCTACTTATATTGGTAGGTTAGCCGAGTACTCTAGCGCAAAGCTAGAAGCATATAAGGGGCAGGGTGAGCGTAATATAACGGCAGTAAAGGCTGTGGCTCCTACTGTTGGCGCTAGGGCGCTTACAGGCTTAGTCAAGAGCTTAGACACACAGAAAGGAATGGGGTGGCTTGGTAAGCTAGCAACAGATCAGGCAGATGCCCTGACTTGGTTGCAAGACTCAGACAATTCTGCCCTTATTAATCAAGTCATGACCAGTGCCGCATCAACTGTTCTACTCATGAATCCAGAGCTAAAAGGCCAGCCTGCCGAGCTAGACAAAGCAGTGCGGGACGAGTTTATCAATCAGATGTCCACTGTTAGCGCAGAGTTTGCAGAAGAATACACAGAAGACGTACTTAAACGGGCAGAGAACAGAGCGGGTGCAGACGCAAGAACCGCAATAGAAAATATGGGTGATGGATACGGTAAGGAATCAGGCAGAGCAGAGTTCTTAGATTCTCAGGCCGCTAGGTTTGCTCAAGATCTACCTAATGCAGACCCGTCTGAAGTTACAGCAGATTGGGTAAGGGAGAACCACAACGATCTGTGGCAGGAATGGAATGATACCTTTACTAGAGTCTGGAAGGAGAAATACCCAGAGGCTAAATCCTTTGGTGCAGTTCCTGACGGCAGTGGGATGGGCATTACAATCCCTAGATAGATCCTTACCAGTAAATTTGAATTGAGGCGACCGGCCCCCACATATCACCAAGGTAAAGGTATATGCCAAGAATTAATGTAACCCCTCGCAAGGATTTGGAAGCCGCTTTGCGAGATCCAATACTGACTGATCCTGTGTCATTAGCTAGCTTTAGGCAGTTAGACATTGATCCCTCTCTCTATGCTCAGAACATTGTGATAGATGCTGATTCAATCAGAGAGATTGAGTCATCTGGAGGAATAAACTTAACACGGTTCTGGTCAGGCAATGACACTACCGCCCGTGGTGATTACCAAATTACCACAGATACTCTTCCTACAATGCTTCAGCGGTATTTGAATACTGCCTTTCAAAATAATGTTGAACTTCCCGAGTGGATTATTGAAGCCGCTAACCCTCAGAAAATTACAACGGCGGCAGACAAGAAGCAGTTTCATCCTCAAGGCGTGGGCTGGCTGGTTGGCCCCGGTTCCGTTACTGATCCAATGGATCTTGAGCCGTGGAAGCAAAGAGTTTTGTATGCAAACGGTAAGAACGTCAGTGTTCGCACAGGTGGTGATAAGGAGAAATATAAAAGTGCAATAGAGCAGGGTAATAAAGAAGCTCTTTCTGACGTTTACATGGATCATTGGCACAGAGGAACTAGGTTCTCTGAGGCTCAATTGAATGGAATGTCAGATGGTGGAGCAAGGATTAGATCTGAGATAAAGGCCGCAAGAGACAGAGCCAATGATGTATATGATTTATATTCTCCCGAGTTTGTTACCTTGGAAGATACAGATCCAATAGAACCACAGCCCTCATTAGCTGGCGCTGACTTTGGCATTGAAGACAGGCTTGAAAGCAAACGACAGGGCATGATGGCGGGGTTAGGCGTTGATGTACCTCAAAGGGATAGGGCTGTAGTACCACAGCCTAGTCTTGAAGGTACTAACTTTGGGCTTGAAGACGGGCGGGAGCGACGGCGACAGAGCATGTTGTCTAGCCTTGGTGTTGATGTGCCTCAGAGAGACAGGGTTGTAGTACCACAGCCCCGATTAGATGGAGCTAACTTTGGCATTGAGGATAGGCTAGAGCGTAAGCGTCAAGGCATGATGGCTGGTCTAGGTGTAGACATACCAGCTACAGATACAGCACCTGTCAGTATTGGTAGGGAGCCAGCCGCTTCACAGCTAGCACGTCAGACACAAGACAGATATGCAGTACCTGACACATCTTTCACACCTCCTCCTCCTGTACAGCTAGAAGAAATTATCCCCACACAGAGAGGGCAGGTGCCTATACCACAAAAGAGACAGCCTCCACCGGCCCCAACCGCTCCACTGAGACCGGAATCACAGCCCAACATAGAGGCAATGCTAGCTTCACAGCAAGATCAAGCAATGAACCCTGTTGTAAGGCCACCAGAGCCTGTCCCTGAGCCAGTACTAGAGGAGATAGTACCAACGCAGAGGGGTCAGGTACCTATCCCCCAGCGTCCTCCTGTAGAACCTGAGAGG